ACGAATCAGTTATTTGCGTAAAAGCGGTATCAGTACTTCCACCAAATAATTCAGCCGTATGAAATAAATATAGAACGCTTGTCGATTTTTTTGGCGTAATAGTTACACTGAGGCTAGCATCTACGTAACTAGTACTTGATGTGCTGCGGCTTGTTGCGTCCGTTGCCCTCACAACTTGCAATAATTTTCCGCCTAATGCTTCAAAGGCTGTACCGTTGTAAAACTCGGTGCTATTAGTGTCCTGTAGGTAGGTAAATTGCCCATCTGTTGGGGTCGGTATCGCTGTGGCCCTAGCCGCGGAAGTAGCGAACGGAAGCACACCCACTAGGTCTACTCGGTTAGCCAACGATAAGGAAGCCGCCGGGTAGTTTGCTACAAGGTCGGTCGATTCCACATAGGGGGTTCCTTCGGGTGTAAGTGCCATGCTCTCTCCTTATGCCGCTAAATCTCGGCTAGTTATTGTCTCGAACCATTTAAGCGCTGCCGGGACATCTCCCCATTCTAGCGCCCCATCTACATCACTCCACGGTATTGTGGCAAGCGAATATCTAGGGTCGGATAGCGACAAAGTGAGAATATGCTGCTCGGGGGTGTAAACCTCTCCCCACCCTTCCACTATCCCAAAATAGTAGGTTTCGGGGGCCGGTTGTGGCAAGTTTTCCAGCGTTACCCCCATACCACTTACAAGCTCTAAAACTAGATCGCGGTCCACTGTCCCAAGATTATGGACAAGTATTGAGATACTGCCAAGATTCCAGAAGGGTATTGCTTGGGCGGTAATAATTGCTTCGGCCCGATCGCTAACGTCCCCTGAACTTTTAATGTCTGTGTTTAGCCGATATTCGCGTAGCCCATAAGTAGCAATCGATCCAGCATCTGTTTGGGTAGTTTCGTGGCTATCGTTATGACCTAGGACGGTTACGGAGTTTAGTACGGTTTGCCTAGTCCGAGTCCAATTAGGGGTAAAAATAATGTCGCTGCCAGGTATATTTGTGGGTATTTGATTCACCGGGAAACTGCTCCAAGTTACCGTGTTATCGTCATAATCTCCAACCACGTTAGCCCAAGCGCCACTAAATGACGTGGTTCCTCGCATACCGTACGACTCGAACACTATCCGTCCGTATGGGTCATCGTAATAGGTAGCGCCCGTGGTCTCGGCTAAATAAGCCAGGTAACTTAGGGCGTCCGTAGGGTCAATATCGGCCCCGGTTATGGCATGAAGGACGGTTACCGTGTCGGCCCCATTTAAGTACGGTAGGCCTACGGTAGTCAAGACGTCATCTACGCGAGTGCTTACGGTTTCTTCACTCCAGCCAGACGCTCCGACTTCGGTAAATCCTACCCGCGATAACTCACCGATTGACGTTATGGTGGACACGGCTACGGGTGGCACGCTCGATAAATGGGTAAGCGTTATATCTGTCACTTGCCCAGTGAACCTATGGAAGCCGTAGGCTTTTATTTCTACCGTGTCCGAGATCTCGACCTGGACACCGACCGGGCCCCTAATAATTATTTGACTATTTGAGGGCTGGGGGGCCGCTGTGACGTCACTTCTACCGTGTTGGATCTGTACTTCATACTCGACCGTAGATAAATCTAGAGGCGTACCGTTCAGGCTAATAAGGGTTATCACCGGTTCACCGGACTTACGGGTGCCCCGTTACGGGCGTCAGCCGATCGAACAAGATTCTGTAATGCCTGGGCTACGGCGGCGTTCGTAAGGTTAACTTGTCGGCGTTCTGCCTGGGCTACGACTTCGGCCCTACCTGCCGCCCCAGCCGCTTCAACTGCTCGCAAGGCTTCCGCAACGTCAGACATTAACTCGGCCTTAAATGATTGCCCTAAAGGTTTAGCTATTTTTTTACCGATTTTGGCTAGCCGGTTTACTTCTTTAGCCATTTGTTCACTAATCGAGTCGACCATAGTTAGGGCCGATTCCTGCCCAGCCAATAAAAATTCAGGAACTAGGCCCATAGCAAGGGTTCTAGTAGTCTCCTGGACTGCTAAAAACTTATCGTTTAAGGTAGGTACTAGGCCTTCATCTAGCATCTGTTGGCCTAGTTGCGCTCCAACTTCTGGCCCAAGTCCCGCTATTTGCTCGATTAGTCGACTGTCAGCGCCCTGGGCTTTAATAGCTGCAAGTACGCCACCGAAGTATTCCGCCTGGTTAATTTGGTTTGTAAATCCTTCCAGCAGGCTTACCCCGGTCGCTGCTCCAGCTTCATCAAATTGTCCTGTAAATGCGGCCCCTAAGTCGACTCCGGCTAGCAAGTTGGCTTGCATGCCGGTAGTAAAACTTTCGATAGCGTCCGTAGCCTTCTGTAGCTCAGCTGTGTAAAAGCCTAATTTTGTGCGATTATCGTCTAGGATTGCACTTTTAGTCGCGTGTAAATCTATTAGTTCTTGCTCACGTTTAGTAAGTTTCTCGACTGCTTTAGTATTTGACCCCGTAGCCGTAGTATTTGTATCGGTTTTATCCGTTGCTACTTGGAAAGCCAAGGGCACATGTCCAAGAATTTTAGTCATACGTTCGATATAATCGGCTTCTTGCTTCGCGGCTATACCCGAATCGTAAGCCGTGGCTATCGCGTCTTTTTTCGCTTGCTGAGCATCAAATGCGGCAAATCTTTGTGCTTTAGCAAGTGCGATAGTTGAATCGTAAAGTTCGTCTACTTTCTCGCTTGCCTCTCGCGAACTTGTACCCAAATTAGTGATGATGCCAATTTGTGCGCCTAAAGCTTGCGCAAGCGGTATATTTGATTTCGTTAGAGAATCGCTAGCTGTTTTTAATAATGACGTATTTTTTTCTAAATCTTTGGTGGCTGTACTTGCCGTGTTTGTAGTTCCCGTTAACTCCGCTAGGCCTTCTACCAAAATGCCTATCCCACGGGTGAAATCTCCTACATCTTGCCCCGTTTGTTGAATGACTCCCGCCATACCTTTAGTGCCACCCATGGCGGAGCTTGCGGCTTCAAGTGCCTGAACTAATCCTTCGCCTATTTCGGCTTTAGCGTCCTCTACGGCGGCCTGCAAAATCTTTTGAGTATTGGCTAGCCCTTCCGAGGTTCGGCTAAAATCACCTTGAGCATCTGTGGTCTGCGCTAAGATTTCTTGATGAGCGGCTAATACCTTTTGTTGCTGTGTAAGTGCCCCAGAGCCCTGATAAATACCCATTTCCATAGCACGAGCTCGGAGGGTCGCGTCATCTAGTAATACCCCAAAGTTGCGTAATGGTTCTGCTTCGCCTCGTAACGCGGCACCGATAGCGGTAATAGCCTGCTCGGGGCTGGAATTGTTAAATGATGCTAGATCCGCGGATAAGGTTACTAGTTCGGTGCTAAACCCTGCTAGGTCTCCACCGGATAGCCCGGCGGCTTTACCGAATTGTGCAAAAGTAGCGGCGGCGTCTAAGGCTTGTTGCTGTGTTTGGCCTAGTCCGGTTACGGCGTTTTCAGCAAATGTAAGTATTGATTTTGAGGATTCCCCAAAAATTACACCTACTTTGTTTTGGGTTTCGGCTAAATCTCTCGATGCACCGATAGCGTCACCGGCTAACTTTAGGGCAAATACTCCGGCAGCGGCTCCGGCGGCTAATAATGCTGGGCCTAAATTATTGGACATGGTTGAGGCGAAGCCTTTTAGCCCGGTTTGGGCTTGGGTCATGCCCTGATTAAACTTTTTGAGATCCGCCGCTAGGTAAATGGTTAAGGTCTTGCCGCCACCGATAGCCATTACATGAACCGCCATTTCATTGCGATACGGTCTACGGCCTTAGCCCACTCCTGTAGTGCTTTAGGCTGATAGTCCCTAGCCTCGCTAATCCAGTCGGTACCCGATCCGAACGCGGCTGGCATACGGTTACGGGCCCCTGTAGCGGCTCGGCCTCGATCGCCTTTGTCAGACGGGTAGCGCAACATAGTCGGAGAGGCTCCGCCGCTAGTTACTTTACGCTTCCCGCCGATCATAACTTTAGGGATACGGTCTGAACCGGCTTTAACGCTATCGGCTATATCTTGACCCCACGGCCCGGCGTATTGAAGTGCCGCATTTTTCCACGCTGGCACCATGTGTTGCTCGGCAATAGTTTTCGAGCTAGCCCGTAATTCTTTAGCAGCTTCTTTACCTAGTTGGCGAAAGTCTCGAAGTAGTTCGTTTAGCCCGCCTACGCCAGATTCATAGATCGCCATTAGTGATCTCCTCCTCTATCGTGGCTAATAGTTGCGGGTCGTACTGTAAAACTTCGTTAAATGGTCGGCGTATCCTTAACGCTATTCGGACGATATGCCGGAAGTATCCGCCGTCCGGGTAGCTTTTGGGACTTCCGCCTCGACGAATACGTTATGTTCGTCTACCCATTTCTCGATCGCTCCATAGGTTACTGCTTTGCGGCCTTCTATTTTCGCGTAGGCAAGTATCGACATTAGTGCGAATACGTTATCCGCTTTGCTGTCATTGCTTACGATTTGGGACATGTATACGCGGTCGTTTTGGTTAACGTCGAACAGTTGCGGTTCTCCGTTATCGACTACCACGGTTATTCTGTTGTACATGGCTTACCTCTCCCGAGTGTTGTATGGGTTTACGAGAACGCGACTGTGCCCGTAAATGTGACTGAGCAGGTGGCGATACCGTCAGCTGCTAGCGTCATCTCTGCCGATTCAATGGACATACCGTTACCGGCCCAATGACCAGCAGCGCTACGAACATCAACGGCTACTGTGGTGGCTCCAGCAATAGCGACTTGAAGCGCGTCATATAGCCCCGTATTTTCGTCATACAAGAACTCGAGGGCGATCGTGCTATTGAGATCTGTCTGGTCGAACGCGACACTAGATAGCGTCTTAGTCCGAACAATAGTTGGCGTGGTCGTGACTGTGCCCGAGGTTACTTGATCCTCATAACCTACAGAGGCGATATCTACGGTAAATGCTGCTCCTGCAACTGATACTGCTGGCATGGCTAACTCTCCTTCATTTGAATGGATACGTCTATTTCGGTTGTTATTACTGTGCCCTGTGCCCCTATGTCGTTTAGTTGTGGGGCGTTTACTGCCGTAACTAGGAACTCGGTAGGGATCAGGCCTAGTACTGTGTCTACTGCGTTTTCTGTGTCCAGAGTCTCGGCGGCGTTTTGCCGTTTTTTAATAACGATCAGGATACGCCACCGAGCCTCGTAGTTCAGGTTAGATCCGATCCGCCCTGGTACTAGCCAGGGAGAGTCGGGTACGACCACGATAGCGGGAGGGGTGGGGATATTGGGTACTGTGTCATACACCCGATAGCCGCTGGAAGTAAAAGCGGTTATGAGTAGTTCCCTAGCCTCCGTACTAAGTGCAGTCACCCGACCATACCCCCGACTTTGAGGTATGGGCCTAGTAACGCCATTACTCGGCGGGTGATCCATACCGACATACGGGGGCCGGGAGTGAAGTCGATTGCTACGGCTTCGCCCCCTGCCGCTGTACGTGCCTGAAAGATTTCGCTACCTACGGATAGGGCGGCTTCTTTACATAGTGGCGGTTCGGCTGTGACTGCGGCTGTGGTGATTAGGTAACCGATCAAGTCGGAAGCAGCTTCGGCTACTTGATCCAATACCGGCTCAATATCTCCGTCATATTCGATCTGTAGAGCGTCCGCTAATTCCTGGCCTGTAAGTAGTGCCATGACTTGACCGGTTACCTATCTAGTAGTGGGTTGGTTTAGTTTTCTGCGAGACGGACAACACCGGCTGGCAAGTAAACCGCGGTAGCGCCGTAGCCGTAGATCGCAACGTCCCGACCGAGTTTGGACACGTTTTCGGCTGTTGCCAGGCGTGGCCCGTCCTCTACCCAGCGTGCAGCTTCACCGTTAAGCACGATTGCGTGACGGTCTGCGTCTGTGTCGAGCCACTTGGCACGCACAACCCGAAGGCCTGACACGTTTACGTCTAGGGTGCTTGCGGTTGCCACACCGGACACGTTTTGAACGCTGTAGGGGGCTGGGAAGAAGGTAGTAAAACTACCGATTTTGCTAAAGAGAGCGGTTGACACGAGTACGACCGAAGCGGGGGCGCCGGTTGCGTCCTCGACCTCCATAGAAGCGGTGAATACTGCTTCCCGGAAAGCTGTGCCCGTGGTGTCTGCCGACAGGTCGTACAGGTTTGTGTTGTTTGAACCTGTCCAAAGATCGTTCGTAAACTTGCGATCTGTAACGGTTGAGTATGACGCTGCCATGATCCGATTATGTGCGTCAAGGTAGGACGGGCTCGAACGCTGGAGAAGCTGGTAGGAAATATCCGACCCTGCTGCGTAGGTTGCGAGTGTTGCGTCACCCTTTTCAAGGTTGATCTCGACTGAGTTTACTTCGCCTTTTTCTGAGGCTTGGGCTTCCACAATCGCTGTCAGGTCACCATCAAAGTAAGGCCAGTTGATTTCCATACCGAAGGTGCCTGCTGATTCTGGGCCCCCGACTGAGGTGATAGCGGGACGTCCAAGGTCAATAATGCCTTTGACCTGTAGCAGCCAGATAGGTGGCATTACGCCTGGGTTATTGTCTGTGGTCTGATCTGCAAGTGCTCGGGTGTCGACTTCGCCTGCAAGTACGGCCTTTGAGTATTCACCGAACGAACGGTAAGCAGCTAGCGGGTGTACTGGTTCGCTAACGAATGCTTTTGCTTCGATTTCTTTTACGGTTTCGCGGAGTTGTGCGACCGCTTCGCGTGCTTCTTGATCAACCGAGATCTGCTCGGTCGAGTCCATGATCTCGGACATATTTTGATCTCCTTCATTTTCTCTGATACTGCTCACTCCAGCGGTGGCGTAAGCAGGGTATGGGGTTAGGGATACTTCTAACAGATTTGCGGCTGTGTGAGTTATTACATCTCGGGCTTTGCTCATGGCCGAGCGTGCGCTAATAAATCCCACCGATAGGCCTTTAATAGAGTCGGTTCGAGCTAGTACGGCGGCGTCCCGGCCTTGCGCCGTGTTGACAATATCGAAGTCAATATAGAGGCCGTCCTCGCGTGATTCGGCTCCCGTGATCCGGCCTATGGGTTCGCCGTGACGATATGCTAAGGGTTTACCGATTACGTCATTGACGTCAAATGCGCCGGGGGCGAATGATTCCCGAAGGCCACCGATTTTAGTTTCGGTCCCGTACGGTACGGCCATGCCGTGGCCGGTGCCTACAATATCGCCGTTAGCTGAGTCCTCTCGGATCTCGAATAGCACTGTAGATTCCGTATGGATACTTTTCATCTCATATTCTCCAATAGTAGGGAGTTAACTCCGAGGCCGGGTAAATCGAGTATTTGGCGTGCTTCGTCTGCCGTAATTAAATCGAGTGGGCGTAGTTTCGCTACGAGTTCGGCTAGTTCGGCTGGGTTGCCTCGTAAGAAGGAAGTCGTGTCGAATTTTATTTCGTGGCCTCTAGGGGTTATGTCTCCCATACTGAGCCGCTGTTCGATTAGCGACATAACGGGTCGTAGGGCTGTGTCGAGTAGGTTTCGATATAGGTCTACCCGGTTAGCGTAGGTCAGACTGCTACCTGGTACACCGGCTCCACACCACACGGGGTCGAGGTTTGCGAGCCTAGCGATCGCTAGGGCGGCCGCCGATTTGCCTTCTACGAGTTGTACGTCACGGGCACTAAATCCCATTGTTTGGGCTTCGATCGAATTGTTAAGGTACGCGGTCCCTCTGTTGGTTCTGGCTTCTTCCCAAGCTTCTAGGAGTGCATCTACCTGTTCGGCGGGTAGGTCGGCTCCAGTATTTTTTAGCGCTACCGTAGGGATCGGGGATTCCGAATACATGAGGGTAGCCGCTTCGAGGCTTGCCGCTGTGCTTATTGCCGTGGCCCCGTTGCGTAACCAACCGCCGTTACCGTCACCATAAAATTTTATAACGTCACGGGTCGGGACACGTTGCGCCAAATAATAGAACGGGTCGCTAGGTGCGTAGGCGTTAGGGTCTACTCCCGAATTCGCGGGTGATTCGTCTAAGACATCTTCTACCCTCATTATTTGCACACTTGACGGGTAGCCGTCCCACGTCCTGTCGGTGACTAGCCAATAGGCCCGGTCATACATTAGGAGATCTGCTACTAGGCGATCAATAACGGCGGAGTATGGCAACACCGAGCAAGGGCACGTGAGGAACTGCCTGGGCTCGATCGGGGTTCCATAAATGTATTCCCGTAACGGGAACGCGCTAATAGTGTGGCTATATGTTTTGAGGGCTTTAACGAAGGCTGGGACTTGCATAGCGCTATTCCTAGTGCTACTGAATTGAAGTTTATTGTTAAGTAGGGCTAGCAAGTTTGCGCCGGACTCCCTCACGTGCGCGACCGGATCGGCTACCATAGCGCCAGACTGGAAGGGTTCAGCGATAGCACGTTGGTCGCGCACGAGGGACAACGCTCGGGAGAGCACCATAGCCGGATCTTAGCCCACTATCACACTTGCACCTAATTCTAAAGTATTTGCATGCTTTAAGCGTGTCGGCGTTTTCGTGTGTAGATCATTGCCACGGGTGCCGGTGCTTTCGTTGCCTGGGCAACTGCGAACAGAAGGGCCCTAGCTGCGTAGATTCCTTTAACTCCCATTGGGGCGGTCATCACCCAGCCGCCTTGCCGCTTCGATATTTGGGTATTACTAAAATGTTCGCGCAAGATTTGGCTACCGTCATGGCGGAACTTGTGCCGCTTAATAATGTCCTGGAGTATTTGGGTAGCGGTTACGGCTTCCCTCTGTCCCACTAGGCCGTCTATTCGTTGCTTCATACGATCGGCATAACCCGGTGTCACTTGGACATAGATCGCCGGGTGTGCTTTACGGATTTCCGCTATTTTCTCGTCCACTTCTTTAATCGTCCGGTGGGTAGTTGCCCGGCACACTACTAGCCCGTCCTCTGTCTCTGCCGCGATCGCTACAGCATGACCCATACCGTCAAAATCAGACTCGACCGCTATAGACCACACGGCAGACTCTGGAAGTCTCAAGTCGGGATCGAGGGTTGCCACCCAGTCAGAGTCTTTTAGCCAATGATCGGACTTGTAAACCCATTGGTTTAAGTATTCTCTACGCCATGCGCTTTCCTCGATCGCTGTCCATTGCTGACGTAAAAACGCTTGTCGTTTAGGTGTCCATTCGGGTGATCCCCACCGCCATGTCTGGACTAGATCCGGGTCTGCTTCTCCGGGTGCGCTCCATTCCAGCAACAGGATAGATCCGGGATCATCAGATTCCAGCCGGTCGAGTGCTCTCTGTCTGTAGGCTTGCATGAGATCGGAAGTTGAGTCCCCTGCTGTAGACACTAGCCATAGTTGCGGGTTATTCCGTTCCGCCATAGTAGGGGCTAGGGCGTCATCTACTACCTCGCGCTTTACTTTCCATGCTTCATCTACGAACACCATAGAGCACGAGTAACCTACGCCTGCCGAGTCGTTAGCCGCATGGATAAGCCAACGGTCACCCGAAGGTAATTCTATTCCGGCTTTTTCGTTGCCCCATTTGACGGCGGATTTTCCGTATTTATCCTGTGCCCATAACCCTGCCGGTCTGAGTACTTCCATAGCCGTAGACCTACGGTTAGCCACGTGGAGAATAGTTTGGGGCTCCCCGAATAGTTCCGGCCTATGCATACGCCACAAGCACACGGCACGCGATAGCCAGGACTTTCCGCTCTGTCTCCCTACCGTAATAATCACCGTAGACCATACAAGCTGCTTATCCTGGTCATACTCGAGAGCCCGATCGAGTGCATACCGTTGCCAGCCTCGCAATTCCATACCGTAAGCCTTGCTAAGCCACTCCGCGGCGTCCTCTCCCCAGGACCCCAGCACCACGCTAGGCGGCCTAGTTTCCAATCTGGGCATAACCCAACCGTCTAGGTGCGTTCTAGGCTCTATCTGGCTAAAATTGGCGATTCCTGCCCCCTTGGGGGGAAAGAGAGGAGGGGCGGCGGGATTCTC